GCCGCAGGTTGTTCCGAACTATAAGCCTATGTTTGAGTTCATGCCGATCTGGGATTTTTATCCAGATATGTCGGCGAAAACCTTTGCGCAGATGGACGGCTACTTTAGCCGCGTGGTGATGAGTCGCAGTCAGATCCGTAAGTTAGCGGACCGTCCAGACTTTTTTGCCGATCAGATTAAAACTTATTTGAGTCGTCATCCACAGGGCAATTACCGTCCGCAACCATTCGAGATGGAGCTGCGCGCGATGGGCGTTAAGGTCAACGTCAATGAGATGAAATCAGAGACGACAAAATACGAGATTCTGGTGTGGAACGGTCCGATCAACGGACAGTATTTACAGATGGCTGGTGTCGAGGTCGATGAGGATAAACTCGCGGACGACATCGAGTCAGAAGTTTGGATGATCGAAGGCAATATTATCAAGGCGGACATGAACCCGTGGCGAAAAATCGGGACGGATGTAAAAACAATTCACACATTCCTGTTCGACGAGGACGACACAAGCCCAATCGGGAATGGACTTCCAAATGTTGTGCGCGACTCTCAGATGTCGATCAGTGCCGCAACCCGAATGCTGCTGGACAATGCAAGTGTCGTCTGCGGCCCAAACATGGAGTTAAACACAGACCTGCTCCGCCCAGACCAAGACTTAACGTCGACCTCAGCCTACAAAATTTGGTATCGGGAGGGGACGGGTCCGGATGCTGCGCAGCCAGCTGTGAGGAATCTGTCGATCGACAGTCACATGGACGAGCTGCTGAAGACGATCGACCTATTCATGAAGTTTGCAGACATGGAGACATTTGTTGGTCCAGCGACGGGCGGCGATATGTCGAAGGGGACGATGCCGAGTGAGCCGATGCGTACGGCGGCAGGTGCGTCCATGTTGCGTGGCGATGCTGCGCTGCCCTTCAAAGATATCATCCGTAACTTTGATATCTTTACGCAATCTCTGATCAATTCGCTTGTACAATTTAATCGCAAGTTCAATCCGACGCTTGCTCCAGAGGGTGACTATAATGTCATTGCTCGCGGAGCGACATCGCTGATTGCCAAAGAGGTTCGCGGTATGCAGGTGGATCAGTTGGCAGCGACGTTGACTCCCGCCGAAGCCATGCACATTGATGAACGGAAGCTTGTGGAGGCGCGCGTGAAAGTTCGTGACCTTGGAGACTTGCTTGTGCCCGCAGATGAGGCCAAACGTCGTCAGCAACAGCAGTCGCAGAAACAGCAAATGCTAGAACAACAACAGGCTGAACAAGTCGCGGCAAATGTTCGCAAGACGCTTGCGGATGCGTATAAGGGTATTGCACAAGGGCAGAAGAACACGGCAAATGCTGACGCGGCGACTGTAAAGGCTGCGCTTGATGTTCTTGAAGCTGGGGTCGAAGAAGAGGTAAGTGGCAATGCAGCCGAACCGCAAACTGCTCCGCCAAGAATTGGTTGAGGCAATCCAGAGTCGGATGGGTACATATGAGATTCAACAAGTGATGGACTTATTGCAGGCTCTAAGAGATGAAGCGCGCGATGGCCTGATGACTTGTTCGCAAGACCAATTTTCATCTCAACAGAGCAAGGCGCGCACCTATGAGGATCTAATCAAGATGCTCACGCGTCCAAGCCTCAAAACAAAGGGAGCTACAAATGGCTGACGAACCAGAGACAGGCACGGACGATTTTGCGAGTGCGTTCGATCATCTTGCAGAAATTGGTGCGACTGCACCAGAGGTCGAGATTCCAGAGACTGCGCCGCCGGTTGAAGCGGAAGCAGAAGCTGCTCCTGTTGAGGAACCAGTTGAAGAAATCGAAGCATCAGCGGATACCGACGGATCGCCTGATAATGAGACGCCTGATGAGACGTCGTCGCCAAAAACCTCTGATGACGAGCTTCTTGAACGGTTTGCAAAGATCGTTAAACAAAAAGATACGCCGTCTCCGCAAGAAACTTATGTACCGGAGCCAGCGCCTCCTCAAGAAATGTTTTCTGCTGAAGAGCAGGAGTTTCTGAAGACATATGAGAAAGATTGGCCGGATGTTGCGCGTGCAGAGTCTATGCGCCGTCGAGCCGAATACCGTGATCTGGTTGGGTATGTGTTCCAAGAGGTTGCGAGAGAAATTTCACCGCTCTTGCAGAATGTTCGTGCGTTGTCTGAGCGAACGCACCTAGCTGATTTGCATAACACGGTGGAAGATTATGATGACGTACGTGATAAGGTCATCGATTGGGTTGGGAAACAACCCGCGTATTTACAGCCTGCTTATCAACATGTTATACAGCAAGGTACTGTAGATGAGGTGAATGATCTCATCTCACGTTGGCGGCAAGAAACCGGAGCGAGAACTCAGGCGGCTGCGCCAGCAAAAAGGAGAACGGAAACTGAGCTGCCCACGGCAACCAAACAAGCGGCTGCATCGTTGGCCCCAGTCAGTTCCAAACGGTCTGCGGTTATTCAGGGTGTCGACCCAAATGATTTTGAGTCAGCATTTTCGGAATTTGCAGGCAAAATGTGAACTTTCAAGGAGCTAAAAAATGAGTGCTGTAACATCATATGGTGATATTTCACCAGCGGTTGCTGCGTATTCGGTTGTCCGTATGCTTAAGCGCGCTATGCCATACCTTCATCTCGAGAAGTTTGGCCAGACCTACCCACTTCCAACGAACAGCACGCAAACTGCTAAGTTCCGTCGTTACTTCCTGTCAGGTGCAGGCGGTTCGGCTGGTACGCAGTCTGCTGGTTCGGCCTTCTACATCCCATTGGCTACAACGCCTTTGATCGAAGGTGTGACCCCTGCTGGTTCGCGTCTTGCAAACCAAGACTACACGGTTACGCTCAATCAGTATGGCGATTTCGTCACCATCACTGACGTTGTAATCGACACGCACACCGATCCAGTTCTTCAGCAAGCCACTGATATTCTTGGTGAGCAAGCGGCTGTGACCGTTGAGACGCTTCGTTTCAATGTTCTTAAAGCTGGCACGAACGTGTTCTACGCCAACAGCGTAGCGGGTCGTACGACGGTTGCAAATGCGATTTCTCTTGCTGATCAACGTCGTGTAACGACTGGCCTTAACCGCCAGAACGCTAAGAAGATTTCACAGGTTGTCGCCAGCTCTGCTGACTTCAACACGAAATCAGTCGAAGCGTCCTACATGGCTGTTTGCCATCCGGATCTGGAAACCGACATTCGTTCGATGACGGGCTTCAAAGCTGTTGCTGACTATGGTCCGCACACCACCCCATTCGAAGGCGAAATCGGTTCGGTTGAGCAGGTTCGTTATCTGACCTCAACGGTTATCAGCCCATGGGCCGATGCTGCTACGGGTTCGACGAAAGGCACGATGCGCTCCACGAGCGGCACGTATGCTGACGTTTATCCGGTCCTCTACTTCGGCCGCGATGCGTTCGGTATCGTCCCACTCAAAGGCAAATCTTCAATGACCCCAATGGTCGTCAACCCAAAACCAGCGCCGGGCGATCCACTCGCGCAGCGCGGTACGGTTGGCTGGAAGCTTTGGACGGCTACGGTCATTCTTCAGGAAGCCTTTATGGCACGCCTCGAAGTTGCTGCTACGGCCTAATTCTGGGGGCTTCGGCCCCCTTTTCCATCAGCTTTCTAGGAGATAAAAATGGCTACTAAGTATATTGATACCGCGATCTCTGGCTCATCGTTTCCGACCACGTATATTGGGTCCGGCACGTTAGCTGCAAACTGCATCACATCAGGTGGTGTTGTTAACCTGACGACGGGTAACTTCACGTCATCAGGCGACGCAGTCGTCATTAACATCGGCTTTCAGCCTCGTCGTATCTCGGTTCTCAATGAGACCGATACGATTCTCTGGGGCAAGCAGGTCGGTATGTCGGCTGCAAACTGCACCAAGATTACTTCAACGACGCTTTCAGTCGAAACTGCATCGGACATCCTGTTCAATCAGGCGAATACCGGTGAGGGTGTATGGACAATCACGCTCAGCTCCACGCTGGCTGGTACGTCTAAGGCCATCAGTTTCGTGATCGAAGGTTAAGGTTCCTCCCCCGACTGGGGGCTTCGGCCCCCGTCTTTTTTAACGGTCGAGGAGATAGACCATGGCACAGCAAAACATTGACTTGACAGCTAACGAGAATCTCTCGGTTGCGCTGTCGAAAATTCAATCAAACTTTACCGAACTGTATGCAGCAGATTCATCCAATACAAATTGGAGCGGCACGACTGTTACGGCGACGGGTTTGATTTCTGGTGGTTCGCTTCAGATCGACACCGGCACGAAAACTGCTACGGCGACCGCTGGCGCAGCTACGTTGAATAAGGATTCGGGTAAGATTACCACAGAATCTTTAACGACGGCTAAAGGCGCAAGTTATACGTTGACGCTGACGAATAGCGCGGTTGCAGCTGCCGACATGGTGTTTGCAAGCGTAGCGTTTGGTACGGCAACAACCGGTGATCCAGTGATCACGCGTATTACGCCAGCTGCGGGTAGTGTTGTGATTGTCATCCAGAACATCGATCAAAACGATGCCGTCAATGGTACGTTGAAGATCTCGTTCTTGGTTGCCAAAGCCTAATACT